GGGCTCTCCTGTCAATATAGGGATTTGAAACATACTGCCATCTGTATCGCCCTTAGCAGTAAAGCTAATGTGTATATGTGTCTTATGTGGATTTATGCCTGTGTACTTTCTCCATTTGTAATTGCGTTTGTAGCTGGCAATTTTACCATTGAAGATGATATAAGAGATTCTTTTATCAAGTCTGGCAAGTAATCGTAGCTGATCAGCAAAGTCATAGGGCTCTGCTTTGTGCGACCTGAAATCAACGTCAATGTCAAGGGCACGTACAATGCCTTCAACAGTAGGATTGTGATCGGACTTACGCGCTGAATGACGCTTATCACCGATCCAACCATCTGAAGTTCTATCTCTATCGGGGAACGCATCATCTACCTGCTCGCGTAGTTGTATCCCTGCCTTGCATAGCTTTGCCATATCTATTTATTATAGCATTTAAATAGCACAATCCTTCAAGATTATGCTGAGGGCTTGCCTAGTGTGAGCCCTTCAGGGATTGGTTTGTCATAATCCCATTTGGATACATATACACCTAATCCATCTGAATCATCAGCCAATTCAATTGTTCCAAATCTATGATCAAAATCTTCATTAGTTAATTCTGGATAAGTTTCAATAATTTGGTTTTTAATTTCCATTTATGCTCCTAAATAAGTTGCTTGGAAAGTGCCATAAACGCCTTGAGTGAATGCTGATTGCGAAGTGCCGCTAGACTGAGCATATCGTAATTCAACATAATCACTTACTGCAAGGTTCAAAATTGTGCTTATAGTATTTGTAGGATAAAACGTAGAAGGGGTTAGTAGACTTTCAGCTACGCTAACTGCGTTTTTGTAAATCATTAAATATCTTGAACCTGTTGCATTGTTATCGCCATTAACATACCCAAAAATCCTGTAGTATCCTGCTTTTCCTGCTGGAATTGTAATTCTTCCAGTATTCGTTACTGTGCTATGAAAAGCATCTGTATCAAACTCTTCGCCATCCCAAGTTAAAACTGTAGTGGTGTTATTTGCAATTGTTTGGGATGCGCTTGATGTGCATTTTACACCAACAAAACCACCAGCACTTGCAGCACCCCACTCAGGGGCAGTTGCACCAGAATTAACTTTTAGAACTTGTCCTGCTGTTCCAATGCCTAATCTTGCAACAGTATCAGCAGCCGTTCCGTAGAGTATGTCACCAGCGGTCGTAATAAGATCAGTTGAACTATTTGTAATAACTGGAATTGGGCCAGTACCGCTTGCAATTGATATTCCTACACCAGCTTGCACTTCGGTAATATCACCAGCATTACCAACATTTACCCAAGAACTTCCATTGTAAACTTCAACTGCATTAGTATCCTGTAAATAAGACACCATACCTTCAGCTAATACGCTGGTAAGCGCGCTAGTGCGAGCAGCAGCATTAGCAAACACCATAACTGTTTGCTCATTTAAATACGTATTGACCTGAGCTGCTGTTAAGACATCACCTGTCTGAAACAGCTTATATCCTGCGCCTGCCATATTTCTCCTTAGTAGCTCAGACTATCTGAGCCTAGTATACCTGATACATCTGAATCTAGGACAAACCCTGCCAATAAAGGTTCTGTGGTGTATAGCGTAGTCATCCAGGATGACTTTGTTATATCGTGATGGATGGCATTTACCAGGCTTGATTGCACCACGCTGCTAGAGCCAGGGGTAGTCTTAGTAACTGTTACGCCATCTAGTAATTCTATGTCTATGCCTGCTAAGGGCTTATTGGGGTTGGCATCATCATAGAGATTTAGCTGAATGCTATCTATGCGTATCTCAGGGTCTTTGCGTGTGGCTAGGATGCCTTGAGCCTGATTTAAAGCTTCAGCATTTGTCTGTACCAATATTCCTGAGCGTGTGCCTGAATGAAGGAAGAACTTATCAATTGAATCTTGGTCAAAGGCATTCTGAGCTGTGCCGCCTAAGCGTGTGATAGTCACGTCATTAATCAGCGTAGTATCGTCTAACGCTACTACTGCATTGGTGTAGGAGATGTCCACGCCTTGATCACTAAACTCATAGACCGGGAAGGCTGGGTTAGAGATTAGGTTGTCACGGCTAACAAAATCTACCTTGCCATTGACATCAACAAAGATGCCACCAAACTCGCTCTGCTCTACTGTAAATAAGGCTTCTAAGGCATCTCTCGCGGTTCCTGGGTCTGCCTGTAGGGTGGAATCACCGGTATCTATATTTCGTAGGCTTATAGGCCATTCTATGTCATCTAGGATGGCATTCACGCGAGCCCCTGAGAGCTGCACCCCTGAGCCTGCTACTGTGTCTATGGCTGAGCCTGCGAGAAGCTTAAAACCATCTACGCATTTAAGGGTAACTGTGCTGAGCTCTTCATTGCCTTGCCTAAAGCCAGTATCGTAATTGGTAATGAATCCTGAGAACAAGAAGTAGTCATTGCTCGCATAAGTAGCAAATATGATTATCTGTCTTAGGGGTACTAGGTTAGGATAGTAGGCGCTATTAGGGTTAGTGGGATTCCAATCGCCATTCTGATCATATAAAACTACATTAGCGGTTCCAGCCTCAAACTTAGATGTGATGCGGTTGCGACCCCTGCGTATATTTACTTTAGTTACTAGGTTTGTAATCTCAACTGGCAATGTGCCAGAGCCAAGGGTATTAGTCCCTAAGATACCTTCAGTAAGGCTATCTAGGATAAGTGGGTTGATTTCAAATGCGGTATCGCTATCAAAGTCAACAAACACTCTTACTGTAGGTGCTGGCATTAGATTGCTATGCTGCTAAACAGCAATCCTTTGCCGGTCTTTTGATAAGTGTATTGAATATCTGTAATCGTTTCTGCTAAGTCCTCTGCAGATATTACATTGCCTTCAACAGTAACATTTATGGTGATTGGATTACCTTCAGAATCTAAACCTAGTTTACGGAATAGTTCTTGCAGTTCCATTTCTCGCAAAGCTGCTTCAGCTTCAGCCAACGCTAATTCAGATTCAATTAGGGCTAATTCAGCTTCAGATAATGCTAATAACGCGGCTGCATCTGATTCAGCCAAGTCGGCTCTTTCACCTTCAACTACAGCATGTTCTAATGTTCCAAGCTTGAATGGGTTTTCAAAAGGTGGTGGGGTTGGCTTAGCGCCGTTTATGTAAACATTGGTGGCGTTTACATCCATGCGCTCAAGCTTAGTAACTGTCATTTTGTCTTGGTCTAACCTCAAGCCTTTTTCAGCAAACAAGGTTTCGATAGGTATTTTAATTTTTAATTGCTTTAATAATTCTTGTATGCGTGTGATTGTGCCAGGCCAATCAGCAAATGGATCACCAACCATTGTGTCTAGGCTATCAAGCAATAATGCCAATTCCTTGGCAGCAGATTCAGCCTTAATTAACTGGCCTTCTAGGATAATGGCTCGCTTAACATCCTCATCAAGAATGGCCTGCATTAACTCTAGTCTTAGGCGTTCTACATCATTGATTTGACCACCAAGGGCAGCGGCAATCTGAATGCGATCTAACTCGAATCGCTTGTTTAATTCTTCTAAAATGCCTTGTTCTTTTGCTTGTTTGGTTTTTTCTTTTGTTATTTTCTTTTCAGCAGCTAAGCGTTGTGATGCAGTTTTGGCCTCAGCCTTGGTCAATGCATTCTGTGTTCTCATACGTGCGCGGTTGCGTTCTTCCTCGCGCCTGCGCTCTTGGGCTTGGATTCTTGCCGTAGCTGATGCGAAGCTTTCACCAGGATCACCCATAACAATGCCGCCAATGACAAAACGTGTAAAGCCTTCAAACAATGCACCTAAAGCTTTGAATGGTGCGCTGTCTACTATGTCTTGGAATGTATCTTTAGCATCCTTGCCAAACTCAACAAATGCTGCTGCTGTATCTCCAAACGCTTTGCCTAGCGATATGATGCCTTCCTGTAAATCCTCAATGGCAATATCTGCATCTTCTAAGCCACCTACTAATCCTTCGCCAAATGCTTCCTTGGCTTGCTCAACTGCTGCGCTAAGTCTTGCCATCTTGCCTGCAAAGGTATCTGTTGCCTTGCCTGCTGCGCCATCAAATCTTTCTTGCAAGTCTTTAATTACATCTTCAAACTTACGGCCTTTTAACTCTGCTGTGGTGTAGCCAATGCGTAGTCTGGCTAGAGCAGTTGTTTCCCCTTTGTAGGCTCGCTGCAAAGCATTGGTAATTGTGTTTAGGTCTTTACCTGTTCCAAGGCTTACATCTAGGGCTGTGGATAAAATCTTTTGAGCTGTGGTGGCATCCCCTGTGGCCTGAGATAAGCTGATAAATGCGTTAGTTAACTTATCGCCTGCAACGCCAGTTGCTAATTCTAATTTATCAATGAACTCATTGATGAATGGTGAAGCAAAGCCTAGATTGACTGCGTTTAACTGTGTGGCTAGTAATTGGGCTTCTTTTGTGCTATCGCTAAATGCCTGAACTGAAGCTTTACCAAATTGAACAACTTTGGCAACTGAAAAAACAGCAAGAAACTTCTTGCCTAACTTGGTGAAGGCATCATCTGCCTTCTTGGTTCCTTTGTCGTTGTAACTTGTAACTATGGGAAATACAATTGCCACGTTACAACCTCGCTATCTCTGCATTGGCTTGAGTTGCTACTTGATCTAATACTTTTAGAATTGTTGCCTTGGCTTTGCCTTGATCCTCAACTAAGTTTCTTCCCATCAAGCGGCCTGATGTTTTAGCGGTGCGCCCGGTCTGCTCTAGGTTGCCAATGCCATTATTTAGATTTTCAATAAACCATCTTCCCGCATCAGGGTTGTTTGACTTAGATTGAAGACTGCCGTATCTGTTCTGTCTGCCAGCAGTTTCTATAATTGCACCAGCAGCAGATTTGTTTAATAGGCTAACAAGTGATGACCAGCCTGTGCGATTGCTTCTACTTTTGGCTAGTGAATAAGTTAAGCCACGTCTAACTACATTGGCTTCAAAGCTAGGAAAAGCCCTGTTGCGACCTGTGCGACTTTTGCGCTCATATCCTGGATAAGTAAACCGAGATAAGTTCTCAATTGTGCCAGGCACATCGCTACGCGCTGCCTTAGTAATTTCTTTTAGTGGCGCAGCAATTTGTGCGTTGTATGCCTTAAGGGTTTCAGGGGCTAGTTTACGCAGTATCTTCCTAGCCTCTACGACCCCTTTTACCTCTGTTGGCATTCTCTCGCTCTCTTGCCTGCTGCTTTAGGACTTCATAAAAGGCCTTAAGCAAATCTGTGTCCATGTTAATAAACTCGCTAGGCGCGATCCCTGTATGGATGCTCAACTGAGCAACCCTATACGTGAAGGAATCGCGCGTTAGCCATTTGGGGAATCATCTGACACCACATCCACAGCAGCTAGAGTTTCTAGAAACGCTGCGCCAAAAGGTTTGACGTCAGGCGCATCTGCGCGGCGTAGACATTCCCATGCAAGCCAATAAATATGCTCTTGCTTTTCATCCTCACGAAAAGCTTTGTGAAAGCCTTTGCGAAACTGCTGCTCAAATGCATATTCAACAGATGGACTAATTGAGTGTGTGCTCTTAGTTCCATCAGCCCTTGTTACTATTATTCTTGCCATTTTGCCCCTTTGTTAAATTAGAACGTGCCTGTGGTTGCTACTGTTACCTTGGAATTAAGAGTGAAAGTAATATCCTGAGTTCCAATATCGCCAACAGCACCATTGATAGGTGTTAGGTTGTTTACTAGAATGTCAAAAGTATACAACGGATTAGTTGCGCTTACAGCAGGAACTTTCTCCTGAACCATCTTGACAGCCACAGTTGTTCCAAATGCGCTGTTAAGTGTGGTCAATACCTGTGAAGCTGCTGTGTCATTTAGCAAGGATACAGTTAGAGTTCCTGATTCCAAGCCTTTAACAAACTTGTGTGCAGTATCTCCCATCGCTGTTACTTCTAATTCGT